CCTTGATTAGTATTTACGGGAGGAGGTATATTTTGCTTAGGATTATAACCACCGCTAGGATGTCCTGGACTTACTTGATTAGTATTTACAGTTGGGGGCTTAGGCGACCAAGGTACCCCATTATCTTGATGAGGATTAGCCATAATTACTTATTGTATAAACCTAATCTTCCTTTAGGAGTATTCCATGATGGATTTATTTTATTACTTTCTTCTTCTTCATCTCCAGTAAATTCTAGTGATATATTAGGCATAATTGTTCCAGTTTGATCATCATAATCATAACCTCTATTTTGTAAAGCATTTGCTCTTGAATCTCCAGACCATCCAAAGCCGGCTGTTCTGTCAATATCAAAATAATCTTCGTCTCTGTAAGGAGTGTAAGGCTCCGTCATATTAAGATCAAACCCTACATTAGCTGGATCATTTATTCCTAAATTACCGAATCTTATTAATGGGTTAGGATGTGGTTGAACTCCTCTATCCCAAAGAGGTGCTCCATAATCTTCATCTCTATAAGGATTATATGGATCAGCTCCTGGCATTGGAGGTTTGTCTTTTCGTTCTATATTTAAATCATCTGTAATATCCATACTAGGATACATATCTAATCCTGGTTGACGGTCAGAAGGTCTATTAAAATCATCCGCTTCAGTTCCATATCCAAGAAGATCTCTCATAATCTGCACACCGGGAACATGTTTTCCTGTTCTTCCTTGTCCTTTATAGACGTCTCCAGTATATCTCGAACCTTCGCCTACGCCAGTATATTTACCTGGTACATAGTCTTCAAATCCTTGAATAGCTGCCAGTCTATCGGAAGTTTGTTTGTTTCTCCAAGCTGTTTCAGCTTGATCCCTGTAGTATTGTGCTTTTTCATTGTCCTGCGCCATACTGGCAAGATTCATGTATTTATCGTAAAAGGCTTGATCTTTATCTGTCATCATGGCTCTTTTATCTTTTTCCCATTCTTTGTGACCTGCAACTCTTCCTAATTCATCTTGATAAGATTGGTGTAATCGTGAACCACGCATAGCACCGGAAGCTAAGTCTCCTGCTTTTCCCGCTATATCAGCCATCCATGGTGTAATTCTCTTTCCTTTTGCTTTTACCGCATCCCAAACTCCTCCACTTCTTGGTCTTACATTAGCCGCACCAATTCCTGGTTGTCTTTGTGAAGTAGTTGATGGTCTCCATACATTTCCTTGACCACCTCTTCCTTGAGTGGCTCCATAATTACGCGAACGTCTACTAGGCCACGCTTTGCCTGTTCCTCTGTACGCCTCATTACCGGTCAATCCCTGTCTAGCTTTTGCCCAATCTATCGCCATTTTAATATCCTCCTATTGCTCAGCCCTATGCACCTGGCATAATTACGGCTTTAAGCACAATCAATACAATGATTGCTACTATGCCGGCCTTTATCCAGTCACGCATTCCCCAATCATTCCATTCTTTCAAGTGTGCCCAAATATCTTTCAGTAATTTCATATCTACCTCCTGTATTTAGTGAATTGTAGGTTTGCCATGTTGACCAACCTCCAAATAAATCTCATCGGCTAGTATAAACGAATCTATAATAACTTCAAATACTTTCTGTGCCTCTTCAGCTCCAAGTGTTTGTATATAAAGATTACGTGTAACAGCCATTAAACCAGCCGCAACTACAAGTTGATCTTCCGGTTTACCATTGATCTCTTTCATAACTAGCTCTTCAGCTTTTTTCATAACCTCAGCTACCTTACTTATCTTTTGGTTTTCCATTTGCCTTTTTAGCCGCAGCTTTCTCTCTCATTTCAGCAATTTTTTCATTGCTTCTGTTTTTAGCAGCATCCCTCAATGAAGCCACATCTTCTTTAATTTCAGTAGTTGCATCTTTTTGACCTTCTTTCATAAGACCAAAAGATTCTTTAACCATACCTAAATCATTCGTACTCTGCATCTTTTCTCTTTCCAAGTCAAGCTTTTCTGCATCAACAGCTGTCTTCATCAACATTTCTGTTTCATCATGTTGTGATTTCTGCATTAATTCCGCAGCTTTAAGATCAATTTCTTGTTGTTTAAGTTTAACAAGTGGATCTTTATCTTCCAATCCGCTTCGTTGTTGTTCTTCAGAAGCCATGTTTTTAATTAATTCCGCTTCTAAAGCAGAAATTGCAGCTTCTTTTTGATTCATATATTGTTGCTGTAATTGTTGCATCTGTTGTTCAGCTTGTGGATTTTGTTGTGCTTGTTGCTGTAATTGTTGCATCTGTTGTTGCATTTGCTGAGTTTGTTGTTGCATTTGTTGTTCAACTTGCTCCGCAGCCATAATTGCAATGTGTTGTAAAATATGTCCTTCCATCATTGCATATAATTGTGGATTAATTTGAACTGGTCTTGTAAACATAAATTCTGCGTGCGCTTCCACGTGTGCCTTATGATTTTGTTGTGGAAATGCTTTTGGTTCCGTTCCACGCATTGCTTCTGAATTTTCAGTAGCAGGACTTTTTGGTGGTGGATTTCCTGGATCTGGTTTTAATAATGCATCAATATTATCAACATCTAATGCTTGATAAACTCTTCTATATGCTTCACGTAAATTATGTAATGCTGGATTAGCAATTGCTAATTGTAATTGCTGTTGTGCCAACATAACACGTTGTGACATTGAGAATATATTTGGATTAGATACTGGTAATATATCAACACGATCATCAAAATCTTGTTGTTTAATCATTCTATTTCCACCACGAACCATATATGGATATTCTGGTGGAAGGAACATTTTAATACAACGTGCAAGTAAATTAAACTCAACACCTTGTGCATAATGCAATCTTTTATGAATTGCACTCATCACTTTTGTTCCACGCTCAAGTAGAGCAAGTGTAGTTCCAACTGGATTCTGTTCATTACCTTCACCCATTTTCATATCTGCAATTGCTGCAAATGATTTACCTGCATCAACACAGAAACCTAATAACGCAAATAAAACTTGCGATGGTTCTTTATATGGAAGTGGTAATAATGATTCTCTAATTGATGTTCCTGTTACATCTACATCTCTAAACTCACCTGGTTGTAAAGGTTCATCATGATCACGTATACGCATACCACGTGCTTTAAAACCTGCTGGTAAGTTAGCAAGAGTACCTGCATCAATTAATTGCCGCAAAACACTTGTTGCAGTTCTTGATAACCCACCTAGCATATGTATTAGACCAAAGCCATAAAAGCCTAGTCCTGGGAGGAATTTGTAGTGTGTAAAATAGTCTACGCGATTTCTTAACTGGTCTTGTTGATTCCAGTTTCTTTTTATTGAAAGTATTTTTTTTGAGTATTGATCAATTGTAATTACGTAAGGAAGTTTAATTCCACTTTCATCTTCGAAACCTGGAACATCTGCATCAACATGCATTTCTAATAGTACATGTTCATCATCTTCAGATGCTAAATTGTCACTTACGCCGTGTAATTCATCAATTTTTTCTTTTACATCAGAAGTAGAAACTGCTCCTGACGTAATTGGTATATCACGATAAAATCCACTTACTTGTTGTTTTCTAAGTGCGTTTGAGTCAACTTTTGTTGCATGCGTAATTCTTACAGCATCTTCTAAAGAAGATGCCATGTAATTCACTACACAATCTTCACTTGACACAAATTTTGAAACTGGACGACCTAATACAGAATCATAATACGTTTTTTTAAATGCTGAACCAGATAAAGGTAAATAAAATAATAATTGGTCCATATCTGGATCATATTCTTTCATTACGTGTGTAATTTGATAATTCATAAAATCTTTTACACGTTTTGATTGTTCTTCAATTGGAGGTGTAATTTCACCGACTATTTCTGTATTAACAGGTCCTGATGGTGGTAATAATTCTTTATATGCTTGTGCTTGAAATTGTGTTGCTGATTCTGCCAATAGAGGATGAATCACGCCACTTGCACCTTCAAAAGGTTGTGTGCGGTCCTCATATTTGAATCCAAGCATGTCTAAACCTTTTGTATATGTTTCTTCCCAATCTTTTCTAGAATTTTTATCTGTTTCGTAAGCTGCAATTAACTTATCTGATAATTTTTGAAGATCTCCTTCTTCAATGTATTCAGAAAGGTTTGCATCAAACGGAACTTGCGATTGATCTATTGGTGCGTTTGGATCTGTATTTATTTCAGCGCCACCATCTGGTAGTTCAGTGATTTCAACATCAGGCTCAAAATGAACTTCTTTATTTGGTAACTGAACTTCCGTTCCACCACCAGAAATTTCTAATCCATCATTAAGCGCTTCAATTGCCTTTTCTATAGAACCAGAAGCAGGCATTCTTGATTTAATAGCCATTATTATTTCCTCTTACCATATTTTGTTTAACAAATCCACCTTTACTGTAAACTGGGATAGTTGATTCACCAGGAATACGTTGTCCTGTATTTATATCTCGCATTTCAATTAAAGGGATCTTCTCCCACGTATATCCGTTCCCGTCAACTATTGTTGTATTATTAAATTTAAATCCACTCTTCTTCGCAATTCTTTTCATCGCTTTTACTCCTATCTCATCATAAAATTTATCTCCACCTTTAGGTATTCCACCATGTGCTTTTTTCATCCTTCCAGTGGATAATCCTATTCCATCATACCCTTTATCGGCTGCCATCTTCATTAATCCTTGTAAAAACACTTTTGCATAGTTTTCAGACTTCTTAAATGGTGCATCTGGGTGAACTTGACCACTTGTACCTGTTGTTCGCTTCTGTTCCTCCACTTTTACCTTTAATTTCTTTACATCACCAACTAATTTCTTCATTGCCTTTTCAATATTCTTTAATTCAGCAACATTTTCCGGTGATTCACGTTCTGCACGTGATAAATTCATAATATTGTCTTTTCGAAGTCTTGTTGACTCCAAAGTTTGCATTTTTTTGTCTAATTGTGCTGCAAAATCTCCCATTTCCGCCAAAACATCACCTTTATCAAGCCTTGGAGCGTATTGATAGCCTTTTTGAGCCACTTGTTGGTGTAAATCGGACTGTATTTCCTCCATAAGTAGTATTTTTCGCCCACTTTCATCAATTCTTTCACTAAAGCGCCCCCATCCAAAGGGTGAATTACCTGCATTTCC